AGAATGTATCTAGTAAGCGTGGTACTTTTATGCACACGTATCTTGAAAAATATATTCTAGGTGTAGGCTACGAGGATCTAACGCCCCTGGGTCAAGCAGCACGGCCCATGGCCCAAAAGATTATAGAGATTGGTCTTGCTCCAGTAGACGAGTATTACGGATCAGAGATCACGCTCCACTATCCAGGGCTCTACGCGGGCAGTGCAGACTTAGTGTGTAGTCATAATGGTAGAGAGACTATTGTAGATTTTAAACAAGCTAACAAACCTAAAAACAAAGATTGGATTGAGGATTACTATTTGCAATGTAGCATGTACGCCATGGCCCATGACTATGTTTACGGTAGTAAGATTGATCAACTTGTAATTATGGTTTGTACACCAGATTTATATTATCAAGAATTTAAGGCAGAAGGTTTGGAATTTAAAAAATACAAAGAGAAAGCTTTGAAGAGAATTGATATGTACTACGAATTAATCAGAGAACCGAATGTGGCAATTAAGGCAGAAGATTTTCAATAGTGGCAATATGAACACAATCCTGACACAATTTAGCCACAATATGTCGACACTTAGGGTGTCGATAGGGTGTCGACAGGGTGTCGGCGGGTGTCGACATTTGGCCCTAGATAAGAATGATTCTAAACTATCCGCGTCAGAACGTAGCAATTTTAAGGGTAAAGTGCGACAGTTTATCAAATTTGTCGACACCTTCGACACCTTGTCGACACCCTGCCGACACCCTTGCGACACCCCCCCTAAGACGTTATTAATCAATAGTACCAATGCCTATAGGGGATATTTTACAAATGTCGACACCTTCCCAGGTTTTTTTTATTTACAGCGCAGTAAAAAAAATAATTTGCTATCTAAGTGTCGACAATTTAAAAGTGATTATGTCTAAAAAGAAACACAGAAAAATTATACCTTTGAAAGATAAAAATCTTGGCAACAAAATTGAAGCCTATACATTTGTAGAGGTAAGATGGCTTGATATTGAGGGTGATGATGGCTGGAGTACGTTAGATGTATTAAGAAAAGAAAAACTTCCTGTCGCAGTTTCTAAAGGTTATTTGTTAAGTCAAAAAAATGGTGTAACTAGATTGTTTAGAGATTATATTGAGAGTAAAGAAAAACCTACCATGGAAGATATTGGTAGCACTGTTATTATTCCAACTTCTGTAATTGTATCTATTAAAAAAATTAATCTTTTGTAGGTAATTTTGTCTGCTCTTCAACCACTTCTTGACTCTGACCTTCAACGGATTTCATATTCAACAAAGGTTCGTAATCAGTTAATATCTGCTTCATTTTTGCTTCTAATTGCTCCTCTGTTAGTTCTTCTAATTGTCCATGTTTTATTATTTTTCTGTCTATATATAACCCTGCTGCTTTTCCTCGGTTCGTTTCAGCATTTACTGCACTTGAGAAACTTCCTTTTGCAAGGGCCAACTGTTTAATCCTATCCAACTCAGCTACATGTTTTTCATAAGTAACTTCGTGCTTTCTTAATCTTTCTTCTCTTAAATTACCTATGTAAGCTACAACCAAAGGTGAGTGTCTAGGGTTCATTAATTCAGATCCTTCTACTCTAGCACGTTTAGGACTATAGCCTGCCAGCGTCGCTGCTTCAGATTGTGAGACTGGACCATCGGCTGTCCCGAATACCATGTACTCAGCAAATCTTTTTTGCATTTCAGTTAATCTTTTTGGAACTCCCATATTGACAATTTAAGGTAACTATCCTATAAAGTCAATATGAAAGATGAAGACAAAACATTTGAAAATGAAAGGAAACATATGAACGAACCAGTAGAAGATAGAGGCGCATTAGACCTAACTTATCTTATTGAAGAACACAAAAAAGAAATCTGGGCTTATAAACAAAAAGAAGCTGATTGGATTAAAACAGATAATATATTGCAAGGCTCGAAGAAAATAATTAATGAGTTAAGCACTAAATTAGTAGAACAAACTAGAGTCATATCTAATCTTAATTATAGAATTGTTGAATTAGAAAAACAACTTGAGGAAAAAAACAAATGAGAGTAAGAGACCTACAGGAATTTTTATCTACATTTACTGCTAAAGACAAGAGCACTAACAAGCAAGGTAATGCAATTAGTGACGCAGTTATATTTGTAGAGATCAATGGATATTTAGAAGAGATTAAAAAAATGGAAGTGTACGAGAACAATCAAGTTATATTTGGTGAAAAGAAAAACCACCATTCACACCGTTTAGTCATGAAAACAAAACGAGAGCAGAAGATAATTTTACCAGATAAACTACGTTCACCACTACCATAATGGATGATGGTGTTACTTCAAAAAACTCATGGGTCCAGAGGCTAAATTATACCAAAAAGTTAAAAGGAATTTTAAAGAATTTTCTCTTATTAGACTTGAGAATCTTAGCTTACTTGGGACTCCTGATCTATTGGTCAGTAATAATTCTGGGCACTTTTTCACAATAGAATTAAAAGTAACAAAGGGTAAAAAACTACGTTTTAGTCCGCATCAAATTGCGTTCCATTTAAGGCATCCAAAGAATACATTTATCATCACCGAGGCCCTCGGTCCGAGTACCTCTAAAACTTGTTCAATATCCATGTTCCGTGGTTCACGCATCAGGGAGCTTGTTGCTTCAGGCTTGGAGCTTGAGGCTTGTAGCTTGGGGCTTGACGCTTGCCGCTTGTTGCTCGAAGAGCTTGGCGCTTGAGGCTTGTGACTTGAGGCCCGGATCAGGTGCACGCCCACAGCTGACCGTCGCCGCTGGTGAGCTAATGACCTGATCCGATATTCCACGCGGGAATTTTTTAATGCTCGCCGTAGCAAACATTTGAAACTGATTTGTCCCAGCAAGCGCGGCAATCTTTACACTGATTACCCTGAAGCGGTGCCGGGCATGTTACATCAATTTTTTTAGTTGAGACTGTCGACGTATTGGGCCAGCTGTCTGTTGCTGCCTGGTCCACCATAGGCATGGAGAACCGGACAACAAGATTGTCAGGAGCTTCAACAATATAGTCTTTGGTCCATGCTTCACGTGTTGGCATCCAGTGCTGGACATCCGGCGTAAGTTTACAGACCGCATAAATTCGTCTTAGATGATCAAGATCTTGTACATCGCCTGAGTCGTGCCATCTAAAATATTTAACTTTCTTTGAATTGATTTGTGTAGCCATAGCTTCAACCCATTTAGGATGGGTTAATGACCTGAATCTTTTATACTGAGCGTCTATTACATTTTGGAATCTATACCTGCCACGTAGATATGCATAACAATTTTTACAAACTGATTTATCAACGTTTCTTAATATGGTCCCAGTCTTGCATTCGTGAGCTGGTGTACTGTAAGCAAATCCAGGCATTTTGCCCGGCTTTGATAGTGTGTGAGTTATAGCCTCCGCTTCTTTTATTTTCATTGTTTATTCTCCTGTATTTTATAGGATACTATATCCTTATAATGTAGTCTTGTCAAGCTTGCAGCTTGTCGCTTGCAGCTTGCGGCTTGTCGCTTGTAGCTTGGTCCTTGGGCCTGGAGCCAGCGCCAGTGGCCGATCAGGATCGGAATACTTTCCGACCCTGATCTGTTTACTTTACTCACTTTCTTTTTCTTTCTCTTGCATACCGTTGGCCAGAAGCCCCAGCTGCATCACCGTCATTTCAACGGCGAAGATGTCAATCTTCTTTCTCTTGCCGCGCATGCTTCTAAGTTCTTTGTACATGTCCCAACAAAATTTTCTCACCTGCTCTACTTTCTTTTCATTAATCATCTTTTCTCTCCTCCATATATTTTTGTGACCGCTCCTGGTCCGCTTTAACTAAACGCAGGATCTCTTCCAGCGCGTCGGCTATTCTTACCAACGGGTAACTATTGTCGTTAGCATATTTTTGTTTGTCTTTTTCCATAATATATCCTTTCTAAATACATCCTATATTATCCCGGAACCATTGTCAAGCGTTGCTTGCTGCTTGAGGCTTGGCGCTTGTAGCTTCAACCTCAGGTTGAATTTTTCTTTTCAACCACAGGTTGTATTTTTTTAGGGATGAGCTACGCCAACATGTGACGACTTCTTTTACAACGCTGGCCAGCGTCAACTCGTTTTCCCCACTTCAATCATATAAACACAGCGCGCCCCGTAGCTTGCGGACCCAGCAACGCTGTGCAAAGGCTGCCCCACCCGAAGTCACTTAGCGCGAAGCATTTGATGAGCGGAATGTGTGCCTTTTATTAGGTGGACTCTCTTCACATCAAAACTCTTCCGGCCGGAAAGTTGACACTAATAGAGTCCACCAAATAATGATCAGTAGTAGGGAGCGGTTTTCTGTGCAAGCACCTACATCACCTACTCTAATCCATCTAATTTGAGTTTTTTAATTCCGTATATTAGCAAAAGGGAACTTCTCCTATATAATACTTGACAATGTATTTGTCAACTGTTAAAACAATTTTAATTTAACCAATACAGGAGAAAACAAATGCCAGAAAAAAGACTAACATTAAATAGTGAAAAGAGAAAAGCTATTGCTGATGTATTTCAAAATCACTTTGAACAAACAAGTCCAAAGTTTGAACTACATAAAAAATCAATAGCTGATTATAATACTGCAAGAACTAAAATGAAAGTTTTAGCTGAAACAGTTGTAAGACATCATCAACCACAAGAAGATGTAGATACAATTAGAAGTATGATTGCTAAATACAATCGTAGTGGTGGAGAGTTGTATAAAGATAATTGTTTTTATTTTACTGCACCACCAAGAATGGACACCGACTATGAGGGAAATCCAAAAGAAGTTGTTGATGAGGAACACGTCAAGTTTAGTTTAGGAAAAGATTTTGCAAGGTCTTATTATAGAGATGAGA